CGTGGGCCGCTCTGTGAACGTCCATACCTGGACGGTGCGCGGCTACATGGCTTTTACAGACGCCGATGCCACCGAGCTGGTGCTCGATGACCTGGTCGAGCAGTTCCGCGCACTGGTACGCGCTGACCCAACTCTGGGCGGCGTGTGCCAGCCGGGGCCGCTGGGTGACGACGCGGACGGTGTGCAAGTCACCGACGCCGGGCCTGTCAATTTCGCGGGAGTGCTTTGTCACTCCGTTGTCCTGCAACTGAAGACCTGGAGCTACCTGTGACCAAGAAGGCCACCCATGCCCAACCCACCACTGCACCCGAGCCTGCGCAAGGGGCGCAAGCCCAAGACCAAGAAGTCCCGCAGGCCGCGCAGCCGTCCACGGCCGGCACCCCTGCCGCTGTCGATGGAGCTGGCACTGCCCTGGTTGATGCCACGGCGAGTCCCTCGAACCCGGCGCCCGCGATCCCGAACCCCAAGCGCGGTGGCCTCTGGCGTGTCGCGCTTGTCGGCGACCGTGGGCCGGAGCTGGAACTCGTAGGCCGAACCAGGCAGCCCCACGAAGTGCCGCCTGGTGACGGCGAATCTGCAATCACTCACTGAAGGAAAAGCAAATGGCAGCAAAGCTCATGCGCAAGATGGCCATCCTGGCCCTGGTTGAAACCGTTGTCGGCACGGGGGTCGTACCCCTGGCGGCCAACGCCATGCTGGTCAGCGACGTGACCCTCACCCCCATCGAGGGCGATGTGGTCGAGCGCAACAACATCCGCCCCTTCTTCGGCTCCAGCGGCAGCACTCTGGTGACTGAGTACCAGAAGATGGCCTTCTCGGTGGAGCTGGCTGGCGTGGCCGCTGCCGGCGATCTGCCTGGTGTGACCGATCTGCTGCGCGCCTGCGCCATGAGCGCCACCAACCAGGCCGGGGCCAAGACCGTCTTTGCGCCTGTGACCGATGGCATTGAGAGCGTGACCATCTACGGCAACGTGGACGGCACGCTCTACAAGATGCACGGCGCACGCGGCGAGGTCGACTTCAGCACCGATGCCAAGGCCATCCCCAAATGGAAATTCGAGTTCACGGGCTCGTTTGTCCCCGCCATCGATGCGCCCCTGCCTGCTGTCGACTACAGCGCCTTCGTCGCGCCGCTAGGCGTGAACAAGGCCAACACCACGCTCAGCGTCGACGGCCTGTCGGTGGCCTGCAGCGCCTTCAGCTTCAAGTGCGGCAACCAGGTGGTCAAGCGCGACCTGATGAACGTGGACACCGTGGAGATCACGGACCGCAAGTCCACAGGCAGCGTCACCTTCGAGAACACCAGCGTTGCCGCCAAGGACTGGATCGGCCTGGCGCGTGCCAGCGCCATCGTGCCCATCGCACTCAAGCATGGGCAGGGAACGACCAACACCGTCAGCTTCAAGAGCGCCCGCGCCCAGGTCGGCAAGCCCACCTTCAACGACAGCGACGGCGTGCAGATGGTGACCATCCCGCTGTCCTTCATCCCCTCGGACGCCGGCAATGACGAGTGGTCCATTGAGATTTGAGCGCACCCCTTTTTTACACCCCAAGGAGAAAACCATGGCAGTCAAGATTTCCGGCCTCAAGCCCACTATTTCCGTTCCGGCCACGCTGTACCTGCCCGTCGACGGCGGCCAGTTCGCGGCACATCAGTTCAGCGTGGAGTTCAAGCGCCTGCCCAAGTCGCGCCGCGATGAGATCAATGAGCTTGTGGTCGTCGGCAAGAAGTCCACGGGTGCCGATGGCGCGGAAGAGGTCAAGCGCCTGACCATCCCCGAATTGCTGGACGAGGTGGTCGTGGGCTGGGGCGGGATGACTGGCGAGGACGGTTCCCCCGTGCCTTACAGCCACGAAGAGCGCCGGGCCACGGAAGAGGTGTACCCGGGTCTGGAGCAGGCCATGGCCGTGGTGTGGTTCGACGGCATGAACGTGCACCAGCGGGATGCCGCTACAAAAAACTCCGTGGCGCTGTCCAGCACCACCTCGGGCTCGACAGCGCAGACCGCTACGTCGTAGACGACGAGCTGCGCGCGCAGTGCGGGCCGCTGGGCATTGATCCCGACCAGCTCATCCCCAGGCAAGTGCAGCGGATCACGGCGGAGGACTACGAGCTATGGCCGGAGCATGCGCTGGCCTGGAACGTGTACCTCGGTTGCGGCACGCAGTGGGTCAAGACCAGGGGCTTCGGCGGTCCCCCTGTGTGGGAGGGCCTGAACTATGCGGGGGTGGAGGTGGTGATGCGCAAGTACCAGGTGCCGGCTGAGCTGGAAAGCGAGGTGTTCGCGCAGCTGCAGGTGCTGGAGGTTGAGACGGTGAATCTGCTCAATCGGTAAGGAAAAGGCCGGCAGAGCCGGCCTTCTTATCCGCGCACCAGGCAGTAAGCCAGCCAGGCGGGAATACCGATGGCCCACAGCGCAACCCACCACCCCATTGCATAGGGGGTCGAGGCGGTCACGAAGAGACCAGCCAGGAACAGTGCGATGACTTTGAACATACGAATGGGACTGTAAACGATATGAGCGCGGTGCGGCAAATCGGGATCAAGATGACGGTGGACGCCCAGTCGGTGACGACTGAGCTGCCCCGCGCCGGCCGTGAGTTCGACAACCTGGGCGCCCGCGCGGAGCAGGGCGCGGAACGGGCCACACGCAGCCTGGCCCGGGTCAATATGTCCGTGCGCGACATCATCCAGGGCGCAGCGGGCCTGCATATCGTTGGCAGCTCCATCAGCGCGATTGGCGACGCCATCAGCGCATTGCCGCGCGAAGCATTCAACTACTCCAAGAATCTGGAAGTCAGCCAGGTCGGCATGGCCGGCATCTTGGGGAGCATGACGGCCATCAACGGCCAGCAGACCGACTACAACAAAGCGCTGCAGATATCCAGCGAGTACATCCGCAAGCTCAACGACGATGCATTGCGCACGGCGGCCAGCAGCCAGGAACTGACCCAAGTTTTCCAGGCGCTGCTCGCGCCCGGCCTGGCCGCCAAGATGAACATGGAGGAGATCCGCCAGCTGACGGTGGTGGGCACCAATGCGGTCAAGAGCATGGGGCTGGATGCGGGCCAGGTCGTGCAGGAACTGCGCGACCTGGTCGCGGGCGGCATCACGCCCGCCAGCTCCACACTGGCTACAGCGCTTGGACTGAAGGACTCGGATATCGCCAAGGCCAAGGCGTCCAGCGAGGGGCTGTTCAAGTTCCTGATGGATCGCCTGCAGGGCTTTCAGGCTTCCAGCGATGCGTTCAATGACACGCTCAAAGGAAAGCTCGACAGCGTTAAAGAGGGCGCCGTTCGCGTCGCGGCCGAGGGCATGAATCCCTTGATCGAAGCCACGAAGACGGCCCTGGATGACGTCTCCCGGCTGTTCGTGACCTTCGATGCGAACAAGAACGTTGCGCTGAATCCTGCGCTGGTCAACAGCATTCGCAGCTTCTCGCAGGGACTGGCCGATGCGGCTGCGATGGGGCGGGCTGGCATCTCTGTGGTGTGGGAACACCGCTCGGCCATCATGGCGCTGGCTACGGCCTATGGCGCCGTGAAAATCGGCACGTTCATTTCGGAGATGGTCACTGCCGTTGCAGCCAAGAGGGAGGCCGCACAGGCATCGCGCCTGCTGGCGGTGCAGGAGGCGGCCGAGGCCTCGGGCAACGTGCAGGTCGTGGCATCTTCTCGGGCCAAGGTTGCCGCCTATCTCGCCGAGCTGGAGGCCAACGCCGCCCGTGCACGCGGTGAGGTCGTGGCGCAGGCTGCCCAGATCGCCACGCTGCAGACCACCCAGGAAGCCATTGTGGTCGCGCGTGCCGAAGTGGTCGCCAAGATGAACGCCACACGGGCCACCATGGCGCAGGCCGAGGCGCAGATTGCTGCGGCGCGTGCCGCTGGCGCGCAGAGCATGGCCCTGGCCCTGGTGCGCGAAGGCACGCAGACGCTAACGGCCGCCCAGGCCCGGCATGCCGCATTGCTGACAGAACTGGCTACCCTGGGCCGGCAGCAGGCGGGCGTGCAGGCGTCCATTGCTGCGGCGACGACTGCGTCGACCGCTGCGCAGACAGCGGCCACGGCTGCGACGGGGCGCCTAGCCGCAGCGCAGGGCGCTGCCTCGCTGGCAGGCCGCACGTTCGGTACGGTGATGGGTGCCTTGGGCGGCCCTGTGGGGATCGCTATCGCGGCCCTCACGGTCCTGATTGGAAAGCTCGTTGAAGCGAGCTGGGAAGCGTCCAAGGTCGCCAAGGTCGGCCAGTCAAAGGAGCGTGTTGACTCGGCACTTGCCAACGGTACACAGGCTGAGGAGCGCGACCTCGCGCGGCTGCGTGGGCAGATCGAAAACCTGAAGGAGCAGCGTGACGAGCTGTTGCTCGACAAAAAAGATGGTGGCCTCATGGGGCTGCTGTTCGGCAACGACTACCAGGTAGGCCTCGACTCCAAGCTGCGGGCCACCAACGCCGAAATCGATGCGCTGTCGGGCTCACTGGGCGCTGCTGAGAAGGCTGCAAAGGCCGCGTCCACGCAGACCGGGGAACTGACGCTGACGGTGTCGGGCTCCGAGCAGGCCTGGCGCAAAGCCAATGATGGCGTCAAGACGGCGTCTGCGATCCAGTCCGATTACAACGACAAGCTGGCTGCGTCCAAAGCGAGTTGGGAAGCCTACAAGAAGGCCCTGGAGAAAGACGGTGTCAGCAGCGCGAAAATCGGTGCCCTCCAAAAGGAGCAGGAGCAAAACGAGAAGTCGCTGGCCGACGAGCGCGACAAGCAGATCAAGGCGCTGAGCGCAGGCGCGGTATCGGCGCGATCCCATGGCATCGACGCCGAGATTGCCGCGACAAAGCACGGGTACAAACTGCTCGCGGCCCAGACTGCAGAAAGCCTGGCCGAGATCGAAGCGCTGCGCAAGGATGGCGCACTTGGCGACTCCGATGCGCTGGAGCGACGCACGGCGCTGCAGCTCGCCGACATCGACGCGCAGCGGGCCGCGCTGCTGGCCGAACTGGCGCTGATCAAGGGCAAGAAGGAGTCGGCCAAGGAACAGGCCAACCTGCAGGGCGAACTGGCTAAGCTGGCTCAAAAGCGCATCAGCATTGAGGCTGCAGCCGAGCGCCAACAGCGGGAACTTGATGCGCAGGCAGCCGAGGCGCTGGAGCAACGCATCACCGGCAAGCAACGTGATGCTCAGCAGGCGCAAGAGAGCCTGCGCCTGGCAAAGCTGGACACGCTTGAAATTGGGCAAACCGGCGCGGCACTCGGGGCATTGCGCCAGGCGCGTGTGGAAGACACGGCTGCCCAACTGGAAGCACAGGCTCGCACCATGGACGGTATCGACCTGTCCAAGCGTGCCGGCGACGCGCTGCGTGCGCAGGCTGCAGCGGTGCGGGAGGGCGCCAAGGTCCAGGGATACAACGAGTCGGCGCGGATGGTCGAGGACTATGCGCGCTCGGTCAGGGAAGCCAGCGAAGCCACCCAGTTTGAACAGTCGCTTGCGGCGATGTCGCAGCGCGACCGCGAGATTGCGCTGGAGCAGTACCGCATCGCTATCCAGTTGAAGAAGCAGCTGGAGCAGATCGATGCTGCCAACCCCAACGATGCAGCGGCAGCACAGCGCTTGAAAGAGCGTGCCTCGGCCGAGGCAGCCAAAGCCCAGGCGGATGCGGCGAATCGCGTCTTTGTCCGCGAGTCAGCCAAGTCCGTGGACCAGATCAACGAGATTTTCCGCAAGGGCTTTGCGGACATGGTCAATGGAGGTGAGGAGACCTGGAAAGCCTTCACCAAGAGCCTCGCCACGTCGTTCAAAACTACAGTGGCGGACGAACTGTACAAGGCCTTCGCGCAGCCCCTCGTCGTGCCTGTGATCGCCGCGATTCAGGGCGTGATCGGATCAATCTTCGGCTCAGCGGCTGGTGGAGGCGGAGGAGGAGGTGGCTCTGGCCTGCTCGGCATGGCGAGTAATGCCGGCAGCCTGTATTCGCTAGTGACGGGCAACAGCTTGTGGGGCACGGCCGCGAGGCAAATTGGTGGCTGGCTCGGGCTGGGTGGTGCGACGAGTATGGGCCTGGGGACGGGCCTTGCTGCTGGGGCAGGCTCTGGATTGGCGCTTGCAAGCACATCTGCTGGGCTGGGGCTTACGGGCGCTGCCGGGACGGGTTTTGGACTCGTGGGCGGAGGGGGCCTGGGGCTTACCGCCACCAGCGCTGGGGCCGGCACTCTCGGTGCGGGTATCGGTGCTGGGGCCGGCGCAGGGGCGGGTGGCATGTCCTCCCTGTTCGCTGCTATCCCGGGTTGGGGCTGGGCGCTGGGCGGAATAGCGGCCCTCGCTCTTGGCGGAGCCTTTGGGTCGCGGGGCGCGAACCACAGCGGCGCGGCCTACAGCACATCGGGCGTGGGCAATGACAAGGCCGCAGAACGCCTGTTCGACCGCGCTGGCGGCGACTGGTACGACGACCTGACCAAGCGTCACAACGCCGAGCTGGAGAAGAACCTCAAGGGCAGCCTGGATGGCTTATCTGCGCTGTACGGAAACCTGGGCAACTACGCCAAGGGCGGTGTGCGCGACATCGACCTGGTCGGTGGCTTTGCGGTCAATGGCCGCTACAAGGATGAAGACTCGTATGGCTACGCCAAGATCATCGACAAGATCACGGGCCAGGTCCTGGGCGGCTTTGAGAATCGGAATCTGGGAAGCAACCCCGAGGAAGCCTACAAGGCATACATGGGGCAGTTCGGCTCGTTGCTGGTGTCCGAACTCAAGAAGGCGGATCTGCCCAGCTGGATGCGGACCACGCTGGACTCCGTGGGCGAGGAGCCGAACGTTGAAGCGCTGCAGGCGGCTTTTCAGACCATTGAGCTGATCGGCCGCTCCTTTGAAGAGCTGGGCAAGAAGATCACCGGCTTTGCCGACATGACCGACCTGGCATTCGAGGCGCTGATCAAGGCCTCGGGTGGGATCGAGGCGCTCAATGCCAACGCCGGCAGCTTTTACCAGAACTTCTACAGCGAAGACGAACGCAAGACGGCCACAAAAAAGGAACTGGACAAGCAGCTCAAGGATTTGGGCGTCAACATCGATCTGGACGCTGACGACGCCCAGGCGCAGTTCCGCAAGGTGGTGGAAGACAAGCTCAAGGCGGCCAGCGGTGAAGAGGCGCGCAGCAAGGTACTGAAGGACCAGCTCAGTGCATTCTCCGAATCCGACCTGGCGGATTTCCGCAACGGCAAGACCACGGGCTCCTTCGCTGACTTCGTGAAGACCGTAACTTCGGGTGAAGGCCATGTCGATTCTGGCTTGGCAGCGAAGATGACGGCTGAGATCGATGAGCTGCTCAAGAGCGGTGGGAATTTGAATGACTTCGGCGCCGGCATTGACAAGGTCGTCGGCTCCGTGGGCGGCACGGGTAAAAGCTCAGCAGAGACGGCCGCCGAGCTGCTCAAGCTCAATGGCACTTTCAAGGCCGTCACGAAGACCACCGAAGAGGTCACAGCCGCCGCCGAGAAAGAGGCGGCCGCCAAGGCCAAGGCGGCGGAGGAAGCGAAGAAGAAAGAAGAGGACGCACGCAAAGCTGCAATCGATGCTGCGTATGCGAACCTGCAGGCTGCTGTTGAACGTGAGCGTGAGGGCCTGCAGCAGCGTCTGGAGGATGTACGTGCAGTCCAAGACTCGCTCACAAGCGTGGTCGAGGCGGCAGGCAGCGCTGTACGCGAGCTGCGCGGCAACGTCCAGGCCACGGCTGAGATCCAGGCCCGCCAGGCCATGGCAACCATCGACAGCGCCCTGGCAGCGCTGCGCGCCGGTGCGGCGTTGCCGATGGATAGCACAGCGCTGACGGAAGCCATGTCGGCTGCGCAGTCCAGCATTACCGAGGCCTCGTTTGCCTCGGTACAGGACTACGAGCGCGCGCAGCTGGCCCTGGCGAACAAGTTGGCGGGCATTGAAGAATTGGGCGGCAAGCAGGTCACGGACGCCCAGCGCACGGCCGAGGGGATCGAGCGCCAGATCACGCAGAACGACAAGGCCCTCGACTACTGGCGCAAGCAGATCGACGGCACCACAAAAAACATTGACGCCACTCTGAGCGTGGTGGGCGCCATCGGCAAGCTGGAAGCGCTGCTGTTCCCCAACAAAAAGCCCGGGACGGGTACTGGCAAGGACGACGGAGGGGCTGTGTTGGGGCCGGGGGGCGTGCCCGACACGACGCCAAAAGATCCGCCGAAGTATGTGCAGCCCAGGCCCGATGGCTCGGGCAATACCTGGTACGAGGGCATCACCGATCCCGGCCGTGTCAGCGAACTCGACAAGCTGTACGACGGCTATCACCAGTTCGATGGCACCGGCAACGCTGCTGGCCTGAATCAGTGGATCAAAGACAACAACCTCAGTCCCAAAGACTTGGCCGACTTGTCGGGCCTATACGAGCGCGATTGGCGCAACTGGTTCGACACCAACGGCATTCCGGCTTTCGCAGAGGGTGGTCAGCACTGGGGTGGCATCCGCCTAGTGGGCGAGCGTGGCCCTGAGCTGGAACTGACTGGCCCCGCCCGCTACTGGAGCGCCGAGCAGACTCGTTCCATGCTGGGCGGCCAGGGATCAGGTATGGATCTCTCCCGATTGGAGGCCTTGTTTTCACAGTTGCTGCAGGAGAACCGGCTCTTGCGTGAGCTGTTGGCGCGGGTGGCCGGCGATGGCCAACGTTCGCGGGAAGTGCTCGAAGCGGTGGCTCGTGGACAACTCGAACTCAGCGTGACAGGACGACTTCAATGAGCTTTCGTGCTATCCAACCCTATCCAGTCTCGGACTCTCAGATCGTGTCGCACAGCGTCACGGCGATGGACCCGACTAGGCTCTGGTCCGCTCAACAGACGTGGGCCAAGGATGAGCTGTGCCATCGGGCGGAGACGCGGCGCGTCTACAAGCGCATCACGGCAGGCACCGACGCCGCAGGCGCGCTACCGCCCGAAAGCGACCCCAACACCTGGCAGGACACGCGGGCATGCAACAAGTTCGCGGCGTTTGTCTACACCGAGTCGACGCCCACAACGCAGACCGGAGGCTTACCCCTGCGCATTACGCTGCGCGTTGGGAAGCGCGTAGACACGTTGGGGCTCTATGGTGTGATCGGACAGCAGGCGCGGATTACGGTGCGTAGCGGCGGCCAGGTGATCTTCGGCCCCAAGGTCGAAAAGCTGCTGCGCCGCGAGGTGCGTGGTTGGTACGAGTGGTTCACGGCGCCTTTCCTGCAGCGCGGGGCCGTGGCCTTCGTCCGCCTGCCTCCGCTGTCTGGTGCGGAAATCGACATTGAGTTGACGCCTGCATCTGGCCGGGCAAGCGTGCAGTACATCGTCGCTGGGCTCGCGGAGTTTCTGGGTGAGCTGCGCTGGCGGCCCAGCATCGTCGGTTCCAACTTCTCACGCATTGAGCGCGAGTTCGACGGATCGCTGCGCCCTGGCGTATCTCTCATCCAGCGCCGAACAGTGCCCGGGTTCTCAGGCTCGTTCTTGGTGCCGGCCCTCAACGTTGACCGTCTGCGGCGCGTGCGAGACCGCCTCAACGCCGTCCCCGCGCTCTGGGTAGGCCTCGCCACGCAGCCTGGCAGCCCCTACTACGAAAGCGTTCTGCTCTTTGGTGTCTATAGGCGCCTGGAGTACACGCCAGACAACGTCCATAACGCAGAAGCATCAATTGAGATAGAGGAGCTTTGATGGCAACAGCCCCCCAGCAGCCCACGCCGATCCCGGCGCTTCCGGTACCGCCAACTCTGGCCGATCCGGAGAACTTTGACGAACGCGGTGATGCTTTTGTCGGCGCTCTGCCGCAGTTCCGAGACGCGGCCAATGCGCTCGGCGCCGTGAACTACGACAACGCCCTCATCGCATACACATCAGGGCAAGCGTCACAGCAGAGTGCTGGCCAGTCGGCGGCCTCTGCAATCACAGCAGGCACCCACGCGGGCACAGCCTCAAGCAAGGCGGCGGAGGCGTCAGCGAGTGCGGGTCAGTCAGCCGCATCGGCTGCTACGTCGGGCCAGCATGCAACGACCTCGGGCCAGCACGCTGTCAATTCGGCAACGGCCAGGGCAGGTTCCGAAGCAGCGCGAGACACATCTGTTGCGGCCAGCAATGCGAGTGCCGAGGCGCGCGATGCCTCCCGTGCCTATCGTGACCAGGCCCAAACATTTGCGACCCAGCAACTGCGTGCCAGCAGCACGACGAGTGTGGCTCCCAGCGCGGGCTCCAAGACTTTCGTCATTGAGCCCAGCCGCTCCTTCGTACCAGGCATGTACCTTGTGGCGACCAGCCAAGGCGACCTCGGCACGACCATGTCGGGCTTCGTGCAAAGCTACAACGTGATCACCGGCGCCCTGGTCCTGTCGGTGGACATGTACAAAGGCAGCGCAGCGCGTGCGGACTGGACGATTGGCGTGGCCACGCCAGGCGCAGCGACGAGCTTGACGCGCCAAGAGGTTGCGGCCAATACGGTCTGCGTTGCTGGAGTCGCATACGTGGTCACCACAGCTGGCATCACGCTTACGCTGCCGGCGAGCTGGCAGCCGGATGACCGCATAGCGATCATCGAAGCCATCGGCAGCGGTGCGGTGTACTGGATCGCATTTGGT